TGTTCGCAGTCCCTTGGCTTTGGAACGTCCTCGTTGAATTTCTTTAATAGCTCTCTCAACTTCCTGTTTTCTGTTTCTAATTTCAAAACACTTTCCGATAACATTTGCTTTTCCTCCTCCTTAGACTGCGTGCATTTCGCACGTACCATTTTTTATGATTATAACGTACAATTTGCACATAGTCAAGTATTTTTTACGTGCGAATCGCACTTTTTAAGGAGGTTACTTATGTTCAACAAACGACTTCGTGAAATGCGCATGAAACGTAATTTTACCCAGCAAAAACTCGCAGATATTTTAAATATCGCTTTACGAACTTATCAATGCTATGAAACTGGCACTCGCACTCCTTGTTACGACTTGCTTATCCTCATCGCGGATACTCTTGATGTTTCTCTTGATTATCTTTTGGGACGTGATTCTTTTCTGGAAACTCACGGAGTATCCTTTGGTGAATACCCGTAATGTCTTCCAACCTATCCCATAATGCAAAATCTCCCGTTCTGCTCCCATCTTCAATATTTTGATAGTACCTCAAACTAATTCCTAACTTATCAGCCATCTGCTGCTGTGTCATGCCCGCCTTTTGGCGGGCTTCTTTCAGATTTTTACGCATAGCCCTCCTTTTCTCCATCAATGCAATCTGACAAATTCATCTGATTATACTCTGGCATATTCACAAAATCCTCTGAAAGCTGAATCCCAAACTGTTCCGATATCCTCTTGAAATTCGCTGCAATCTTGTATGGTGCAAGGTTCTGCCGAACGGCGATCCTATCCATTGCCTTTAAATAACTCGCGACTTCACCAACTGGGATTTCTACCGGATTCGTTTTCTCCTGCTGTTGCTCCATCTCGTGGAAACGGTTAATGTACCGGGCAGTGAACTCCGTTCCCTTCTGCCCCGTCAGCTTATGGGCGATGAACTCGCAGCCTTTCTTCGTTACCATATAACAAGGCATTGTCTTATTCTGCTCTGTTACATAAGTTGATTCGGAAAAAAAATCGGTAAGCGCAATCTTGCTCTCTCCTAACTGCTCACTATATCTGCGAATATCCCGAAGCAAATCCTTATGTTCTTTCCCGACCATCTGCGCTACTTCCATAGAAGTAATTGTCGTCTTTACTAAATCTCTCATTTCTTCCTCTCTTTCTTTACAATTTTGCTATCCCCCTATACTTTTTTATTGGTACATTCCATTTCACTAAAAGTGTACATATTCTGCTATTTCTTGTAATCTCCTGCCTCTCCTGCTACAATGTACCCACAGGCTCTGCCAAGCCGAGTACAAAGAAAGGAGGTATTTATTATGAGCAATCATGCAGAAAACGTTACAATGTTATATCTTCATAACCAAGATACCCCTTGATGAACTTTATGCTCTTTACCGCGAAACGCTTAAAGAAGTAAAGGAATGCGAAGAACGCTACTTGGCCGCGCACAAAGAAAATGCAATTAGTTTTGACTAATTCTTTATGTACGCAAACCATCGTCTGACTTGCCTCTGGTGCCCGTTCAACACCGCAAATCCTAGAGTACTCCGCAAGCAGCTCCATCTGTCTGCGGAGTATTTTTCGATCACTGGCTTTCATGATCTTCTCGTGCATTTCTTCTCTTGACTGTTCCAACTTTTTCTCACCCCCCTTTGCTTAATTGTAATGGCGCGCGCCGCCTTGCTCACTGCCGACAACTGGCTCTAAGTTTGCATAATATACTTCTCCTCTTTTCATTCTTACCTATACCTCTTGCAATTCTTTCTGTAGTTTCTTAGGTTCAAGAAATTTACCCGCTTCAACTGACAGCGCGCCGCAGATAAGTTCGTATTCTCCGAAATCTAACCGTCTGTTCCCATTAAGAGAAAGATTTAGTTTTTGGAGTGGAATGCCCGTCTTTTCGGCTACGAACGTCTGCGAAATACCATTGTCTTTGAGATAACTTTTTATTTTTAAACCTACACACATATGTAATTACCTCCTTTTCATATTTTCGATTTTTCCGAAATCAATTATATTATATATTCGGTTTTGACGAATGTCAAGATATTTTTTCGAAATTACCGAAATATTTTCATTGACTATCCGAAATTTTTATTGTAATATAAATTATGAAGAAAGGAGGATTGGCGAGAATGACACTTGGGGAAAAAATAAGAACTGCAAGAAAAGCGAAAAATCTAACGCAACACCAACTTGCCGATATGGTTGGCGCAAAGCATAATTCTGTCAGTGATTGGGAAAAAGATAAATCAAAGCCCGATATGGATACAATAGAATTGTTATGCGGGGCATTAGAATTAACCCCGACTTATCTTGTTGGAAGTAAATCAGATAATGAATATGCTGATATTATTGGAAAACTTATGAATGAGCCGGGACTGTTAGACATGATAGACGATTACAAATCTCTATCATTTGAAGATAAAAAAGCTATACGCCAAATAATTTCTTCATTAAAGAATGGCAGGGGTTAAATACCCCTGCTTTTTAAATAGCTTTCGATTACAGACAAGATGAATTTCAGTGTTGACAGACTCTCGATTTTCTTCACCATTTCGGTAATTTTCTCCTCGTAAAACTTCTTTTCCTCAGATTTTTCCATATATGTACCTCCGCTTAATAAAATATTTGACCACAAGACTATAAAACTGTATTATCATCTTGCAGGGCTTTATCATTATATCACAACTAACGGAAGGAGTGACCGACGATCGTACCCATATATTACGATTATGCCGACGATCGTCGGCATTTTTATAGAACCGTTTTCCAATCCAGAATAATTGTTCTCGATACTCCAGAAACACAACAATATCTTTTACTAATGGCAAAGGAATTACATCCCGAAAGACCTAACCCACACAATTCTGAAAAAAGATGCAGGTGCATCCCGTCCCTGTATCTTTTTCTATTTTTTTGAATCTCCTACTTGACAGCACGTATCATACGTGTTATACTGTATTTGTAAGGAGGTGGAACATGAAAGACAGGGATCTTATTAAACTCTTAAAGAAAAATGGCTGGCAACTTGACAGGATCAACGGAAGCCACCATATTTTCAGAAAAGAGGGTATGACCGTTTCAGTTCCCGTGCATGGAAAAGATGTTCCTACCGGACTGCTACATCAAATTTTGAAAGATGCGGGGCTGAAATAGCTCCGCCTTTCAAAAAAGTAAAAAGGAGGTTTTTTATGTTATTTGTATATCCCGCCATCTTCCACAAAGAAGAGGAATCCTACTGGGTGGAATTTCCCGATCTAAAAGGATGCAATACCTATGGTTCCACCATTCCGGAAGCCATGGAAATGGCACAAGAAGCTCTTACTGGATATCTTTTGTCATTGTTAGAACATGGAGATAATATCGCTTCTCCCTCCGATATTTCTGCCATTCACGCTGATGACGGATTTTCCTCCCTTGTATCGTGCGACATTAACCAGTATAAGGACACGAAGGCAGTAAAAAAGACTTTAACCATACCATCATGGCTAAATGACCGTGCCATTTCTATGGGAATTAACTTTTCCCAGGTATTACAAGAAGCACTTCTATCCAAAATTCAGGCATAGTTCACTATGTTTTGGATTTACTCTCTGCGTCATGCCCGCCTTCTGGCGGGCTTCTTTCAGATTTTTTCTCATATAGTTCTCCTTTTAAATTCTACGTAATATTACGTATTTTATTCTTGACATACGTAATATTACGTGTTATAATATAGCTATGATAAGGAAAGGAGCAATAAAAATGCCAATGACCCCAAGAGAGATGATACAATATCTCAAAAAGAACGGATTTAAGGTTGTCAGTCAAAACGGCTCTCATGTAAAAATGAGAAATAATACAACTGGACACCAAACCGAAGTTCCTTATCACAGCACAAGCCTAAAAAAAGGACTTGAGCAGGCTATATTAAAACAGGCGGGACTCAAATAGTTCCGCCCCCAAAAACGGAGGCACTATTATGAACAAATTATTTTATCCTGCATTATTTCACAAGGCAGAAGAAGGAGGCTTTTGGGTTTCCTTCCCCGATCTCCCAGAATGCCTGACCCAGGGCGATGACATGACACAAGCTTATGAAATGGCTGTGGATGCGCTCGGGCTTGCGTTGACCAGCCGTGAAAAAGAACACGAGCCCTTCCCTGTTTCTTCTGATCCGACGGTAATCCCTCCGGAACCGAACGCCTTTCTTGTTGTAATTGAATTTGATATGCTTGCTTATAAAAGGCGCACCAATTCTCATGCAGTGAAGAAAACTTTAAGTATCCCCGAATGGCTGAACGAAGCTGCTGTGTCTATGGGGATAAACTTTTCCCAGGTATTGCAGGAAGCTCTGCTTGCCAAAATCCAAGCATAGATCACAATGTTGTAGCTTTCCCGTTGTACCAAGCCCGCCAGAAGGCGGGCTTCCTTCGCATATTACTCTCTTTCTCTGTTAACGAAATCAGACAAATCCATTTGCTTATATTCTGGTCTTTTTACAAAATCTTCTGGAAGCTGGATACCATATTGCAAACAAATCAATCTTGCTTGTAATCAGATACTTCAACTTTTTCAGAGCCAATACACAAAAGGTATCTGCTTTCGTTTTGAATGATTGATATATCCATCGTTTTTCACCCCCTTTCCGGATCGGACAAACATCTTTCTGCCTTTCCTGCCTCCCCTTAGAAGTCTGCCTATCGCGTTGATTTCTGTTTCACCTCCACTACATCATCTGTCAACCGAAAAAAGATAATCAATCGTGCAGTCCGCTCCTATCGCATTTTTTATTTCAATACATTCGAGCAATGTAATAGGAGCTTTACCGTTTAACTTCAACGATAAAGTGGTTGGTGACTTATGTATTTTTTTCGCAAGAGATGATCTTGTTATTTTTCTCCTTGCCATTTCTGCATCGAGATTATTAAACATATTGCCCTCCTTTCTCGAATTTTCGTGATTGCGATTTTATTATACACGATTTTTCGAGATTGTCAATACTGTTTTTATGATTTTTCGAGATTTTTTTTGAAAAACTTGAAAAAGTATCTTGATTTTTCGATAATAATATAGTATGGTATATGACAAGGAGGTAAAAGCATGGAGAAAGTGGAAGAATCTGTAAAAAGTATAATTATCAAAAAGTACGGAAACTTAAAAAAATTTTGCGAAAAAATTGAAATGCCGTGGACTACTCTCGATAGCATATTAAAAAGAGGTATCGCGAATTCAAACATAACAAATGTTATGAAAATAACCAAAGAACTTAATATAGATACAGAAAGCTTAGCATCAGGGGTTATATTGCAATACGGAGAACAAAACATTGACAAGAAAGTTGTTTCCAAATCAGACTTTCCAAAAATCATGCAATATTACAATTTACTTAATGACACGGGAAAAAATGTTGCAACAGAAAGGATAAAGGAACTTACCTATATTCCTAATTATACTTCAAAAAATTTTAACGAAGAAATTTCGGAGGAAATTTATACTTATTTTACAAATGAAGAAGATGCAGAAAAATATCTTTCTTCTCAAAAAGTACTAGCGGCATTTAAAGAAAAAGATGGAGATATTTCAAAAAATGACAAGATAAAAATTGCAAATATCATATACAAAAACAGCCAAAAATAGGTATTAGAAATGGGGGGACGTAGTTGGTTGATCAAAAAAGATACCAGAAAATTAAAAGGGCTGCTGAAAAGTGTTTTGATTATTTTGCAACAAGAAACCCTTTAAAAATACTAAATAAATTAGAGATACCTTGCTCAATTATAGACTTGGAAGGCGGTTTAAATGGTTTTACACATATGAACCAAAAAGGAGAGCCATGGGTATATATTAACAAAAGGTATAGGCATGACGAATTATCTGTTCGAATTATTGCAGCACACGAATTAGGACATATACTACTACACTCAGAGAGTGATATAAATATGTTTGAAGAAAATACAGATTTTTCATATAAAGAATATGAAGCAGATATTTTTGTAATGGAGTTAATGCCAAAAATACAGCCGTATTATAGAGATTATACAACATTTTCACCAGAAGAATTAAGAAAATATATTTATTCGTGGATATGTTAAATTTTAACAAAAAAGTATAAATAATGATTCGATTTATCATAATTAAACCGCTAAGGCGTTTTAAAAAAATTGATAAAATACAATAAAGAAAGAGGGAAATATTATGGCACTTATCAAATGTTCAGAATGTGGAAAAGAAATCAGCGATAAAGCAACCACTTGCCCTAATTGTGGATGCCCCGTGCTTCACAATAACTTACCGACCCAAAGTCTTCAGAAAACCTCTAAACAAGGAAATAAAAAACATGGTTGTCTTATTCCTATGCTTGTTATATTTATTTTATTTGGAATAGGTCTTGCTGTTGGAGTATTAGACATAATGGAAAATCCCGATAAATATGATTCTTCCAGAATATCTGCAAAATTCATTGATGTTTCTCCTGAAGAAGGGAAAAAGATAGATTCCATTTTAAGGGAATGTGGAATTGAAAAACTGAAATCTTTTGAACACGATGAACTTTTAGATGGAATGCATTCTGACGAAGAAACAGGATATCGATTAGCAATCAATGATGATGTCAAAAACATTATTTTATATTTAAATAAAGATAAAAGTGTTTATTCTTTAAAATACAGTGTTTATGATTTATATATTGACAATATTGTGACTGCAACAATACAAGATTATACTTTCACTACAAAAGAAGCGTCTAATTTGATGATTAAATGTGAAGAAAAAGTAAAAAGCATATTAAAGTCCCCTTCTACTGCTAAATTCCCAAGTATTCTAAACTGGGGTTTTCAAAAAGAAAAAAATATTGTTACAGTACAAGGTTATGTAGATGCCCAAAATGGTTTTGGTGCAGAAATAAGAAGTATGTTTCAATTTATCATCAATACAGATGATGATACCATACAGTCTTTTATATTTGATAATCAGGAAATGATAACAGGAAAATAAAAAGTTTACAGTGGACTACAATGTCAAAACAAATAACCAAAGAAAATGTAATCCAACATTAAAAATCAGCTATTAAAAAATTGAATGCCTTTTGGAAATTTACATAAATGATTTTTAATGGCAAAAGCCGTCCGATGCGCAGAAACAGCGTAAAGCAAAAAAATTACCGTAGTTTTTACGGTGGTGAAATAGGGCGCAAGAACGTTTTATGGAAAGGAGAATTTTATGTCAACATTGGAAAAAACAATCGGTCTATTGGAAACCATGCCGGAAAACAAAATTGAAATGGTTTATGCGTTTGTCCGATTCATCAATTCGGACACCCCGGAACCATCATCTGAACCTGCAGACGCACGAATGGAAACAATACGATCCATGATTGGGATTGCGCATGAATATGCAGATCCGACATTGATAGAACAGGAGGAAGGAGCCTTTGAACGTGCCATGGTGGAAAAATATGCATCTGATAGACACTAATGTGATTTTACGGTTCATTTTGAACGACAACAACGAAATGACGGAACGTGCAGCAGAGATTATCGCATCCGGCGCATACACGAGGCCAGAGGTTATTGCAGAGGTAGTGTATGTATTAAAAAGCGTTTACTCTATCCCAAAAGACAAGATAGCATCCATTGTCTGCGGTCTGTCGAATATCATTCAAATTGAAAATTCTGACTGCGTGATCTATGCGATAAACCTTTTTGCCAGTGTGTCCCTTGATTTTGTGGACTGCCTGTTGATTGCATATCATAGAATCAATCACGAAAACGTTTTTAGTTTTGACCAAAAACTTAACAAACATCTGGATGCTTGACGATACATCACAAAAACGGAATTATATCCTTGGGGACAGGGAAACACCCCTAAATATATTACTGACAATGCTAATGAAATGGTTCGAAGGAACACCAGTTCAATTGTCGATACTATTCGCAAATAGGCATAACTTGACAGTTTTATCTCTTTCTATGAAATAGTATACGCTCTAGAAAGAAAATGTTTGTACCAAAGTAAAACCGCCCGGTGTTACCAGCACCGAACGGCTTTAGATATATCCCGGAGGATACAACAGGTCTGCAAACCTACAAATATTGTATCACCTCCGGGAACAGCTTGCAAGTAGAACGTATGTTCCTTCTGGCTGTTATTTTTATACCCATTTTTAAGGAGGATGACACCATGAAGATTGAAAAACTACCGTCCGGCTCGTACCGGATACGAAAAAATTACAAAGGAAAAACATATACCGTTATTTTTGACCACAAACCTACACAAAAAGAAGCTATGCAGGCAATGGCGGCAAAACTGGACAAGGTAAAAGAAAATCATAAGAGTATGACCTTTCAAGTTGCCGCAGAGGCATATATAGAATCGAAACGAAATATTCTATCGCCTACCACCATCCGGGGATACAATGCAGCGATTAAGAGTATATCGGACAAGCTTAATCACCAGAATGTCTACGACATCACAGTACTTGATGTGCAGGCAGAGATCAACCGGATGGCAAAAGAGCGAAGCCCGAAGACTGTACGCAACTACCACGGCTTTATTTCGGCTGTTTTAGGGACATTTTGCCCGAACCTAAAGATCTCCACCACTCTTCCGCAAAAAATCAAGAATGAGCCATATATTCCTTCTGACGAAGATGTAAAACAAATATTGGAATACGCCAAAGGCACGGAGTATGAAATTCCACTCGCACTGGCTTGTTACGGTCTGCGCCGATCGGAAATATGCGCGCTCAAGCCGGGGGATATCGCAGGAAATACTGTACGCATTAACAAGGCAAAGGTTTTGAATGAAAACAGAGAATGGGTGGAAAAGTCAACAAAAACCACAGCAAGCACAAGGGAAGTTGTAATCCCTGCAAGAATTGCAGATATGATACAGAAACGAGGATATGTTTATAAAGGTCATCCGAATAGCATCACAAGGTATTTGGAAGCTACAGAGGATGCACTTGGAATCCCTCACTTCCCAATGCATAAACTCCGGCATTATTTTGCATCAAAGATGAGCGCTATGAACATACCGGAAGCAAATATTATGAAGATGGGAGGATGGGAAACGGACTATGTGATGAAAAATGTATATCGGCACGCCATGGAAGACAAAGATAAGCAAGAACAAAAAGTAGCAGCCGAAAGGCTTGAACATGTAATTTTCTCTAAAAATCAATGACAAGATTCATGACAAGAAATGATTTTATAAATGCTAATAAGATATTAATTTTACTAAAATTTCCACCGACAATAACAGCCGCAAACCCTTGATTTCACTGGAAAATCTTTGATTTGCGGCTGTTTTCATGCAGTGCAGTTGATGGGACTTGAACCCATCATTTTAAACTGTATAACCATTGTAAATACTGATTTCTTACAATTTCATGACAAAATCCATGACAAATTATTCTTTCAACTCTGGCAACCCCTTATTTCGACAATGCTTTCAAGGTATTCTTCCCCACACCCCAAACCTCATTCTTCGTTGTCCACCCCTTCTTGCGCCAGTATGTCCCGGTTACAACCGCAGTTTTTTTACCATACACTCCGTCCACAGTTAGCGCCTTGCCCGTAATATAACCCTCCCTGATCTGTTTGTTTAAAGCCAACTGCAACCAGACAATGGAATATCTGCTTGTTGCCTTGCCAACCTTGGCGGGCTCTGGCGTAGGCAGCGCCGTTCCTGCATACCGGATTTTCGGGTGTTTGTACCAGTGTGTCCACGGGCGTTTTTTCAGCGCTGTGATGCAAACGCCATAGTCAAAACCGCGTGCCTCCACCACGTACCCCCCACCAATATACACCCCAACATGCCCTTTATACCGCACACACACGCCCGGCAGCTCTGGGATGCTCCCAATACTTCCCTTTACCGTGGCGGTATGGAATGCCCCATCCGCTGTTACATCGTATGTCCATTTCCCGCCCGCAAGCTCCGCCATAAACCACTCGATCAGCCCATGGCAATCCGTCGTCCTCTTCCCGATCCACGAACGCACAGCAGACATTCGCGACGATGTAAACCATTTGCCTGGGTTACGCCTTATCAGGTCATCCAGTGCAGCCTTTGCCAGAATCCGACCGTTCGTCCCCATCACATAGGGCACACCCACCTTCCCAATACAAAAGCGCACCAAATCGACATTGCTATTTTTCATCTCTAATCCCTGCCTCCATAATAAATGGGGATACCGGATTGGCATCCCCTGAAACCTTATCAAACATAATTACTGTCCACTTGCATCTTTCCCCTCTTCGGGCATACCAAACACCGAAAGCAGCACCGATAAATCCCTGCCATCATCCATCCCCCTTTCTATACCGCATAAACTGCGCGATCGCCTGCATCACCTTATCGTAACCAATCATCGCTGCAAGCCATGCCAGAACCACAAGTGCAATCCCATACACCACAACCTTTGCAGTAAATACCATATCCGTAAGCACAAAGTATCCAGCCGATACCGCCACTGCAAGAACCATTGCCACGATGCCCGCGAGCAGGTTTGGCAGCGGGTTCTTGCCCAGCTCCCGCAGGATCTTTTTCACTGCCTCCGTCACCAGTCCCGTCAGCATCGAAACAATCAACAGCCCAAGCAAAAAAACATCAGTCCCCATATCCATCCCCCTTTTCTACGTCCATTTCCACACAAACCTGCGATTCCAAATGTTTTTGTTCTTCCTGCCTATCCTCAACCTCATACCTGCGTTCCCTCTGCCGGTCTTTTGTCGTCCGTATCCACCCCATGACACCACACTCCCCCCCGCACGCAGCAAAAACACAAGTGCATAAGGTGTCCGGGATGCCGCCCGTTGCCTGGTACAGCCACAACATCACCACGACAAAAACCAGCAGGAACACTGCCATTGTGACAAGCACAGCATCCATTGTTTTGATTTTTCGTTTCATATCCCCCTCCTTAATAAATCGACTCGATCCCCTGCTCCGTCAGGAAATCCTTCTGTTCATGCTTGATCCGCCCCGCATACTCCAGCGCATCATGCATGTCCCCGTTGCAGTGCGCATCCGGGATACGCTGCACCGCCCGCGCTGTTGCCTCACCAAGCGCAATTGCGGCGTTCATCCCATGGATCACAATAACCTCATTGCGCCTTCTCGCTTCATCCTTCCGATCCTGTTCCGCCTCACGCCTTGCAATCCGGCGCTCCAGCATCCAGAAACAGAAACCTGTCAGTGCTGATGGGATGCACATCGCCGCAATCAATGCTGGGATATCCATACTGATTTCACCTCCTTCTTTCCCTGCACGCAAAAAGAGCGCCCACTTTTTAATACGTCGTTCGAAGTGGCGACCACTCAGTTTCTACTATACATTTTGTTTGCGTCGCATTCGGAATAATAAACTTATACAGTAGAGGTTTTGTGGTGTTACTAATACGAATATATTCTCTATATACAACTGCCTTAAATGCGCTAATGTCACTTTGACTAGCTACTGTTGTAAGGATACTCCCATTATAAACAGTATCGTATTTATAGGCATTGCTTGTATATATATATGTATATCCATTAAAACATGCATATATAAATACAGCATAGTAGGGAACGCCAAAAGAAGTTCCGTTTGCATCCAATGCGTAAAATCGTAATCGTTCCATGCCAATACCGAAAGTTTGTTCTGGATGTATAGTGTCAGATATAGTTTTATTTTTTATTTTATTGTAAGCAACCACGCTTGAAGGTATATTTGAATTGGGCGAGCTACTTGTATAAACAAAAGTACTTTGGTTATAGTATTTTGCGGTTCCTTCTATTTTTATCCCGTTTACCCATGCAGTCTTTCCGTAATCAATATTATAACTTGTAGCAGTCGCTGAAGTATCTTGCTCATAAGTTCCGGTAATTTTTAATCCTTTCCCTATCTGAACTCCTTTTTTTATATTTTCAGGAATTAAATTAGGATCTTTATACCCAACCCATGTTTCGTTGTAATATCCTTTTGGAACTAGCATAAAAATATTATGATCGTTTCCGCTCATCGTATTTCCGTATAAATGAAAGTCTGAAGCAGTATATTCATTCGGATGACTTGGGGCTTTTGGGATGTTCCCGATAATTTTCGAACCATTAACATACGCAGTTTTCCCTGCCAAAATATCTGCCGCCCCTGCATTTGCATCCGATGTATCCACCCCCGTAGTAATCTGTGAAATGTTTGTAGCTATCGTGTCAAACGCCGCATCAGCCGCCGTTGGTACACCTTTCGCAGTGATGGTATTGGCGACCAACGTTTTGCCATCACTGACAGATTTTTTTAGTTCATTACCTTGGGTGTTTGTAAAATAGGTTTCTGCTATGTCGTTCCCATTCCCATCTTTCTTAGCAGAATCCGCAACCAGCCCCCCTCTTGTGTAGTTCCACTCATGGATACTTTGTGTTTCAAGTATCTGTGGTTCCTTTTCTAGTAACTCAATGCAAAAAGCCTTATCACCATTTGAAATAACCGAATCAACTTGAATATAAAAATTGTTTTCTTCATTTAAAGTATAGTGCATGTCGATATAGGCAGGATTCATTTCATTGGACGCTACTACCCTTACCTTATCCAAAATTCCATTTCCCTGGCTTATTAACTGGTTTATATGGACATTGTAATGCCCAACATTCCCTGTCTTATACTCTGTCGCACTAATATTTAATGCTAATACCTCCCCTTCCCTGTGCCACCAATCTTTTATAAAACGGATAGAAAACGAAGTTGCGTTACCAAGTTTAGGCTGGCAAATCCTGTACCATCCAGCTTCCCTAAGCGTTATCTTGTTCTCAAAAAGCGGGAGTGCCCCCACATCTCCCGCTGCCAATTTAATCTGCTCCTTTGGCACCTTCCCCGCTTCATCCAAACTTGCAATCCCCATCGGAGCCCCCTTGCTGGTTAAAAATTCCTCCACCGCCTCCGCCGTTTTCCTCGTCAGCGCAGCAAGGAACGCATCATTATTGATTAACTGCCCAAACAGCGCATTAAACACATCCGCATGCGCCCGGTCAGTTGGCTCAAGCGTCTTTAGTTCCTGGCTAAACTCCGGCGGCTCCTTCACCAAAAAATTCCCCATACTCTTCCCACCTCCCTAAAAAATCTCATCCATATCCAGTACAAACTCCATGTCGCCATCTTTGCCCTTTGGCAGGAATGTCTTATAAGCAACCAGATCCCCTTCCGCATCCATCAGCCCCATCTCACTGATGCTCTCCCCTGCCAGCTCGGATTTCCCCAACCGGACACTATAACGTCCCGTTGTTGTTTCCGGATAGGTATGCCCGTCCAGTTCCTTTGATAGGAGGTGATTGCGCAGGGAAACCTCCTCCCCCGTTGTCCCGATCACCGCCCCGCTTTCATCCACGCCGCCACTGCCAAATGCCATCTGTGTAATGATCGGCAGTGTAATATCCCCTGCGTGCGCCTTACAAAGCTTCTCGCGCCCCGTCTTTGTGATTACTCCTTGTGCCATGGTTCTTTCCATCCTTTCTATACTTATATTTTTTCTTCATAGATCTCTGCGTCCAGTATGCGGCTGCCATCCAGCATCACACTGCCATCCAGCCGCCACAGGTCTTTTTCTACGATTAAGGTTCCATCCGTTTTTACCCCGCAGTCTACAAAGCCCTCTGCTTGGAGCGCACTCTCCTGTGCAATTTCTACTTCTGTTTCGGCAATGAATTGCGGCGAAGCCTCTGTGTCCATATGCTCTTTTACTATGCCCTGCATTACCAACTGGCTGCCGTTCTGTATCTTTTTATGGACACTCCCATATAAAAAAAATCTGTTTATGGCCTGTGTCTTGGCACGCGCTGCACCCCATATCCTAAGTGCAGCATCATTTTTTATTTCAATTGGTATTTCCGGCCGGAAAAGCAGACTGGTAACTGCCGTTCCAGCGCGCTCTGTACGCCATTCTGCACCCGCAATTATTCGTAGTACAACCGGATAAAAATCAATGCCTTGGCCGGATATGGAACCATCCAGGCAGTATGCCCCGTCAAGGAATGTTGTACCGTCAAGAAGATTTGGCATGACATTACAGCGCGCCCAAAAAGAACCCAGGACACGCATGGAAGCATCCGTCCTACATGATACAATAGCCTCCCAGGGAATCCGGTTTGCCAGAATAAATACCATATTGGCGGGGAGCATCACCCGAACCAGGTCATGCATTGCCCATATGGTACCACCCGGCAAATCCTCCACCAGTAATTCCAGGCTGCATTCTTCTTCGGAAACCCGGATATGGTAGTCTTTCCTGTCTGCCAGGGCATCCAGGTACTCATAAAGCCTTGCCATAGTATATGGCACAGTGCGGTTCCAGGCTGCAAGGACATTTGCCCGGCGGCTGCTAAGGTCCTTTGTTGCCCCCTCCAGACCAAGGAGCTGTTCCCATCGCCGTATCCCCTGCAAATCAGCAGTATGGATAAACCCGTTATCCATCAGTGCATCCTCCGCCCCATACAATACCGAAAATTCAGGGTTTTCCGCCGCAAAAATCCCCTTAAACTCCTCCGTATCCTGCAAAAAGGCAGGCAGGTACGAAAGCAATTCTACATCATAACCCATGGATTTCCCCCTTTATGGCAATCTCATCCTTCCCCAAGACCATATTCTGCCCCTGCCCGTTCAGCCTGGTTGCCGTAACATCCAGGATACCCGCAATGTCAAGGATTCTGCCCTCAAGCCTAGAAACCCGGATAACCAGTCCGTCACTGTCCGCCCATGTACGGTTCAACTCGTCAAAATACGCTTCCACCGCAGCCCCGATAGAATTTTTTACATTCTCAAACCCATACCCATCCTGATAGACCAGTTCAAACCCCAAATCAATGGTTGTCCCCGACACGGGCAGGATGGTTACCTTGTGCCCGATCGGTGCAATCCCATAACCTTTCCCCTGATCCGGCGGCGGGTCAACCGCCTCCTGTACGGACTCAATCAGCGCATCGGACGGAATCCCGTATTCGGAGCTGACCACAACCAGCTTCACTGTCCCCCCGCCTGCAAAGGCTGGATACACCTTCACGCCGCCCACCCCTGGGATTGCTGCCACCTTTGCCTTATAATCCGCCACATTCCCGCCAAACGCCTGGGACTCCAAACTGGCAAAATAACGTTTCCTCAAATTCTCCGTCCCCTCCTCATCCTCCCCGGGGATCAGGATGCCTGCAAGCCTGCCACCCTCCAGCCCTTCAATATAATCAATCGGGATCAACTCCCCGGACGAAAGGTTCCCGGCTTCCCCAACTTCCTCCGATTCCATCCGGTACTCCCCATCCGCTTCCCTTGCCGCAGCATGGTAAGTATGCCCGCCACAGCGGAAACGCGCCCCTATTGGCACCGTGGCAGAAGCTGGGGTGAATATTCCCTTTAAGATGGCATGGGTTGCCGGGTACGGCGAAATCCCCCGCTCCGCCGCCCTGCGGATCAGGCAGTCACGGGAAGCCGTATCCGCAAACATTTCCCGGAAGACCGACTCCAGGTTAATGTATGCCATCTGCAATTCCGCAGCCGCCGGCGCTAACGCATCATACAGGATGGACCCTTCCCTCTTGTCAAACTCCTCCGGGACACGGGCAAGCATCCTCTCAAGGATCACCTGATAAGTATTATTCTCAAACATTATATCCCCACTTCCCTTCCTGCCACTATGTCCCCAAATACGGTATGTACCGTAAATGTTACATGGATTGTCCCCTTCTGCCCAAAATCAAAGGAGAAGCCATCCACGCTTTTGACCCGCTCATCCCAGGTCAGCGCCTCCGTGACCCTCCGCTTCAGCTCGGGGCATACATAGGAAACCGGCTGACCGTACAGGTCAAGGGTTTCAATCCCGTAATTGCCACTGTAAATCACATGCCCATAGCGCTCTGTCAAAAGTATCTTGTGGATTGCCTGGCACATCGCCTCCCTGTCGTCCGCAAAACCATGGATTCTGTTTTCCCCGGGCGGCATTTTATAGGTGTGGGTTGGCTGTTCCCTGATCTCAAAATCCGTGGGAAGGAACCCATTCACGGAAGGGATCATCCCACCCTCCCCAAAACCAGATATTTCTGCCCGCCCTGCTGCCTTAAAAGGACAACCTCCTCACCGACCGCCAACCCATTGTGGACTGTGATTTGCATTTTGCCTATGGCATGGACATGGGGTGGCTCAAGTTCAACCACATCCTCCCCTATATGCTCCCCCCTATAATAGAAATTCTTTATATTTCCCCCGCTAATATAAGTTTTATACTCCGTAACATTTTGTGTCAGGATCAGGTGTTTTTCTTCTAATGGCAGTTTCTGTTCCACAAGGATTTTCAGCGGGGAAATCCCTGTTACCTGCCCGAAACAAATCTCAACCGGCTTCATGGCGCGCACCGCATCCACTGCCGCCCGTTTAACCACCTGTAAAAACCTTATCGCATCAGGCAACAAACTCACCTCCCCTCAAGGTCAACTCCATCGTATGCCTGTCCGAATAAAACATATGCCTTGCCTTTTCCACCAACATAAAATTTTTCACCTCCACTCCATCAAGGTTTAGCTTCACGGCAACCATGCTGCCCGCCCTCACCCTCACATCCCCGACCGCACAGGTTATTTTCAGGTTCCTTGTCCGGCTGTTGTATAGCTTCAACAGGGCATCTGCCTTGGTCTGCCCATCCTCCCCATCCTGGAGTGTCCCATAGTATTGCAGTACACCCCACTGGTTTATATGTCCCCCATCCTGTGCAATATAGACCTCCCGCTTTCCTGTTTTCTCATTGTCGTAAGTCAGTTTAATTTTGTTATAGGTATTGCTGTCAATTTCGGAAGCATACTCAAAATTCTCCCCTGTTTCCTCATCAATTAATAAATATGCCCCCGCTTTCCCCACTTTCATGGAGGAAATGTTTTTCAGTGCCAGCTTCCCAAAATCATCATAAAGGACATACATCTCCCCCCTGTTCTTGAGCGTCAGGTCAAGTGCATTTTCCACCATGTCAAACAGGGAAGTATTTTCCTCTATTCGGGAACCAATCACAAAACCCGTATCCTCTATTTCCCCGGTCTGTAATTTAAAATCCGCCGCCAGCATTTTAAGGAACTGCGAAGCCGTTTTATTGCCGTAAATATAAGTATCCTTATTATTCATGTAGCGCAGTTGGTCATAGGCAGTCAAACGGATCATCCCATCTTTATCCTGGCGCTTTGCAAACAGGAAACCAAAGAAAACTGGTGCCCCATCCACTTTTAAGCGAACCGCGGCACCCTCTGGGAGGCACACCAGATCATCATGCACGACCTGGAACGTAAGTTTTCCCGGGGCACCCCGCCTTTGCGTGCTCCACTCAATCCCCTCCCTGACGGCTGGCAGGTAAACCTTCTTTTTACTGGAATCCGAAACCAAAAACTCCACATCCAAATATCACACCCCCTTCACGCACTTGGCACCCACCCAGCCAAGCCACCCCCCGGAAGGGGTGGTTACATGGTACGGATGCGATCCCTTCGTGTTAATGAAATTGATTTTTCCCCGGTAATTGCTTTTTACCTGTCCGGGTCCAGCCCCGTAACTGTCGCGGTGGAGCTGCCCATTCACTATCACGTCCGACCCGATCCCAATCGGTTTTGACGGCTGCACGGTGGATTCTGCACGCGTTTTTTTCAGTTTCCCCCCACCCCCGGAAGACTCCTCTTTGATTTCCACTATTTTTGTACCATACTCCCGATACTGCCTCAATTTCACTTTCACCTTCAAGTCAAACCCCTCTTCTGCCTGTTCCGTAATCTGGTAATCCTCAAGTGCCACCTTGATATCGGTTGAGAAGAAGGTTTGCCCGGACGCTGCTGCCCTTGACACAATAAACTGGAAAGGCTTTTTTTCCACCTTGAAAGTTTCAAAACAGTCCAGGTAATAGGATGCCCCCTGAAACCCGGACGGGTAGGATGCAAACGGGTACCCTGTCTGTGGGATCAGGCATTCAAATTCAATATCCGTAAGTCCCGGGGTTTTCAAAAGATTGATTTCCCCTTCATTAATCAGGGTAACGGTATCATTTGCATTATTAATCTTTATCTGTAATTTCCCCGGTGTAACGGGAAGCTTACATTTATCCAAATAAAAATCATATCCGTCCATCAGTCATACACCCCTTCCGCTATTATGTTAGCCGCTTCCTCCACCCCTTCGGTCAGACCATCCATCACCCCATCCAGATCCATTTTCCCTGAAATCGTGTTATGGTTTGTCTGCTCAATCTTAATTTCTGCGGTTGTAAAGCGGTTGACGGTTTCCTGCTCTGCAATGTCGCGCAGGTATTTCAGGCTTTCTTCCGTGATATCCATGGAGTCAGCAATCTTATCTGTATCATAGGAAATATTATCAATACCATAAACAAGGTCCTCCCCATAATCGCCTAAATTCTTGTAGTCCTCCGGGGATGGCACTTCCGTTTCAAACAGACTGGAAAGATCAAAGTTTGCAATGCTCTCATCAATCCCTTTACCAAAGGAATATCCAGTATCCCAAGCTGCCCTGTATTCAAACCGCCCAAGTTTCAAATCGTCAGCGTCCATTTTCCCCATGATTTCTACGCCACTGCCGTATGTTTCCTCCACCCAATCACCAATGGAATCCCGCCACCCTTGAAGCCCCTCCGCCAGATTTGAGCCAAAAATCCAATCAATCGCAGAAGCCACTGACTGGAGCAGGGAAAGTACCGTATCAACCAAGTCGAAAAACAACCGGGCAATCGCACCCACAGGATCATGGAACACGTTCGCAAGGAAATTCACAAATGAGGCGATAAAGTTCCAGAGTGTGACAAACAGGTCAATGATGAAGTTGATTGCGGCAGTAAAAACATTCCCCACAAACGCCAGCGCGGTCATGAAAAACCCGCAAATAATCCCCGTTGCAGAAACAGAGGTCCCAGCAAAATGATTGACCGCTGCAACCGCCGCATAGAACAGGGCAATCAGGGCAATAATCAACACAATAATCCACACGATAGGACAGGCACCCATTGCAGCATTCAATCTATTTTGCGCCGCAATCCCTGCGTCTGTCGCAGTCGTTAAACTCCCCGTTGCCGCAGCATGCATCATTTGTGCAACCGCCATCGCGGTATGGATTCCTTTACTAACCAAACTTATGGCATTCGCCGCCATCTGCGCCCCATAGTAAACTGCCAAAGCCGCAGCTACCCCGTAAATAACCGGGGAGAGCCATGACCAATTTTCACCAACGATCCCAGCCGTAGACCCTAGGAAATCAAAAATTTCCAGTGTAATTCCTGCCACAACCGCCATCGCTTCGATTGCACCGTCCACAAAGCCCTGAAATGCCTCACTGTTCGCAATCTCATTTATTCGTTCTAAAACAGGCTGAAACGCTTTTTGCGCATTATTTTGAAAAGAAGTCCAAATCTGGGTAAAAGTCTTCGGCATACCTTCAAATTTTTCGTTGGTTTCTTCCGCTGCATAAAACATCGCGTTTTTTATCAGTTCTGCCGAAAGGATTCCCTCGCTTGCAATATCCTTCATATTCCCCTGGACATTCCCTGCCAGGTCATCCACCGTCATCCCCATCGCCCCCGCAACACCAGCCAGAACACTTTCATTTTCTTCTATGTACCGGGAAATATTCTGCACAATATTCGGGGCTTGCTCCAGAATGCTGTTATATTCCTCCCCGCGGAGCACGCCGGAACCCATCGCCTGTGTAAGCTGTAGCATGGCAGCTTCAATCCCTGCCGCCCCTGTCCCGGCAATGGTAAATTGCTTATTGATTTGCTCCAGGAAAGCAATGATTTCTTCCGAACTGCTGAACGCATCACCCGCCATAAGTCCAAGTTTGGAAACGGCATCAGCGGTTGCCTGATAGCTGCCCCTTGCACGCTCTGCGGAAAGAAAGATCATGTTTTGCAAATCCCCCGTGGTTTGCAGACCATCGTTCATCAGGTCCAGGCGGGCGGCGGTAGATGTGAGCTGATCCGACAAGCCAAGCGCCGTCTGAAGGGTTTGAATTGTAGCGTATGCCGCAACCGCCCCCTTGATTGTCTGCACCAGTTCACTTGCTTGCTGCGTCCCACCCTCAATCTCCCGGTTAAATCTCCCCTGTTCATCCACATTATCCCGGATGTACCGCTCTGCGCCCCCTATTGTCTGGGACAGCCTCAGATAGGCTTCATTTGCCTCCCCAACATCCATGGCATCTATGGCATGGTTCAATTTTTCCTGTTCCTGTACTGCCTGATCTAACTGCCCCCGCAACTGTTCCAATTCCGCATTTGCGGTATCCGTCCCCATATTGACCGGATTTGATAAAACCTGCTGAATCCGCCCCCTAAGCAGATCTACCCGAACCGCAAGCTGGTTTAAATCCCGAAAGGCTTCCGGTGGGAACAGGTTGGTATTGTATGCCTGTTTTGCGATCGCATCCTGTGTGGCACCCAGTTGCTCCATCATATGGTTCGCACTCTGTACTTCCTGCTGGAACCGCTCTATCCCCGTACCAGTAAATACATCCAGATTCCCGGTTTTCCATGTCAGTGGGATCTGGATACCCTCTGGTACTTCAATCTGTGGCGGCTGCCCCAATGCCGGCGCACGGATATCCACATTTCCCAAGGCACTGCCAAGCCGCCTTTGTTTTTCTGCCATCTGGTCAAGCCCCTCCGAGATGCTTTGGATCTGCAACTCAGCAAAAGAGGAATCCAACTGGAAAGGGTTATTTCCCAAATAGTTAAGCGCGTATTGCATCCGGACAATTTCATTGTTTATTTCCCGGATTCCATCCTCTGTCCCTTCCGGAAGCAGATAAACCGCCCCCGCTGCTTCACGGATTGCAGCCTGTTTCGCCGATATAACTTCCAGTTGGTTGACCAGGATATCCATCCGATGATGGATATCCTCTGGAATCTGTATCTGTGGTTGCTGTGTTACCACTGCTTCCACTGGCACCTGGATACTTTCTGGTACTTCGATTTGTGGCGGTTGTGTTACCACTGCTTCCACTGGCACCTGGATTCCTTCTGGTACTTCGATTTGTGGCGGTTGTGTCACCACTGCTTCCACTGGCACCTGGATTCCTTCTGGTACCTCAATTTGTGGCGGCTGCGTTACCACTGTTTCCACTGGCACCTGGATACCCTCCGGAACCTCGATTTGCGGCTGCTGCATTACCACTGCTTCCACTGGTACCTGAATCCCTTCTGGAATCTGTATCTGTGGCTGCTGCATTACCACTGCTTCCACTGGTACCTGAATCCCTTCTGGAATCTGTATCTGTGGCTGCTGCGTTACCACTGGCTCCACTGGTACCTGAATCCCCTCTGGTACCGGCATTGAAACACCACACATGGCAGCATCCAGTCCTTGTACCTGATCCGCAACCAGTTTAACCTGGTTCCCTAACCCCTGAAGGGAAGATGTATCAACCGGTTCGCTCATCACAGCCTGCATACGTTCCATCCTGGCAACGCTCATTTCCACTGCCCTGTTGATATTTAATATGACCCCGGTAAAATTATCCTGTAGGTCAATGGATGCCTGGATACTGCCCATGTAATCACCCCCGTTTCCTCCTTATTTCCTCTTCCTTTTCCTTGTCCCTCTTGGCTTTGATTTCAATCGCCGCCACGGTAAATGCTTTTTCCCGCTCATCCATCGAAAGGAAGACAGATGGCAGGATATGGAGTTTCAGGAGGGCATAGTAAGCAAAAGTCGCTTCCCAGTCCCCTCCCTCAATCAGTTTTTTGCCTCATTTACCTTATCCTCAAATGACGTATCAAATCCCTGGAACTTTTGTACAAATGCAGCAAGATCATTATATTCTCCTGGATCATCCACCATGGCAAGCAACAAATCTTCTGCCCTCTCCACCCCGTAGGAATTCTGTAATTCCCTATCCAGCAGATCCGGAACCACGACGGACTCCACAATCATCTTTCGGATATACTTCCCGGTCTGCACCCTTGGGCGATACAAATTCGGCTTGCCTTTGACTTGTACCTCAATGGTACATTCCTCCCGGATACTCTCATTCTCCCCCGATGTGATATGCCGAAATTCCCACTCTAGTGGCTTCCCATCCTCATCACAGAGTGATTTGGTCGGTGCATAAAACCCATTTTCCCGTACCTTTTTGTTTGCTTTCATAAACTTTGTAAACTGCGACATAATGAATCCCCCTTAATCATGTTTAATAGCCTTCCAGTTCGTTAAATTTTTCCGGCATATCCCAGTCCTCAAATGTACCAGAAAGTTCCTCGTCCAGGATTTCCTCCCCTGCCTTGAACTTTGCAAGGGTAAATTTATCACAAAGGCAATCCCTGTGGATAATTGTCTGCCTACCCGCCGCGCTTGTCGGGTCTTCATTGGAAACCTGGATTTCAAAATATGGCATTTCCCCCGTTTTCTGATAATGCTCGGCAATCGCCCTGAAATGCGACTGGTTATAATGCGCCGTGCCACTCCAGGTTCCTTTTCCGCCCGCTGCCTTATGCCCCATCCCCACCTTGCCCAAAATCTTGACTTCGGTTATCTTGACTTCCCACTTACTTTCGAAATCGGTCAGGCTCATAAAATTATAACGGCGGCTCCCGATAGTGATATAGCACTCCGCAAGGCTCCCATAGATGGAATCCTTTGCTTTCATCATTGCATTTGACATTTTTCTCCCCCTTCCTTACGCCACGGTTACAGTCATATACAATTTACTTACTGCATTTACCACCGTTATGGAATCGCTTACCACCACGGCTTTCTTGGAATTTCCCTTATCCACCACCACATCCGAATCGGAAAAGTTTTCAATCGCCCGGATCTGTTCCAACTGCCGGTGATGCGACACGATATCCGACCAAAGGGAAACCCTGCCCGCCGCATCGTTCGGGACAACCCCAAGATACTTTGTGCTAAACAGAACCGCAATATCGTTTGCAATCTGATCCATCACACGCACCGTCTGGTTATCCTTGAAGATATCCCCCTGTGTATCGGAAGTCGTAACCATTGTATTAATATCCTCCAGCACGCGGATATCGGAACCAACTTTGTGCAGCGTAAACTCCCCAGCCTTTATGGCCTTTTTCAGTTCATTCTGTGTATAGCCCGCATCCACGTTAAATTCCCCATTATAGATCTTGTTCTGGTTGCTCTTGTTCACTTCACAGCCGGCTGAAACACCCGTAACCCAATAGACAAGGCTTGCTTCACTAAAGCCTTCATCAAGTACACGGTTCTTTACGCTGATTGTGCCGTAATAGTCAGCCGCCTTATTGTAAAGTACGAGCTGGAACTTGATCCCCATCTCATCGCGCAGGCGCTTTACAAAAGAGGCAAACAGCCCCTTTGTGGTTTCATCCGTTACCACAACCCCCATCGTGTTAAAGGAATAAGATTCGATCTTATCCAAGTATGTCTGATAGGCTGTCCCGTCCACCTCGCCATTTTCCCCTCCAGAAAGTGGGGTGGCCGCGGTGGCCGCAAGCGTGGCATCTGTCTTGAATTCCACAAATTTATTTGCCTTCAGCCCAGCGGCCGCCGCAACGGTCTGCTCATCCACAACCGCCATATCAAACAGGGTCTTCACATCAAATAACGTGTCATCATCCGCATTTACCTGGATGACAATCTTTAAATCATTCCCCCGCACCCCGCTATAAAGTGCCTTTGCAAAATTGTTCTCCGCCTTTTTGCCCCCGGAAGTCAGCTTGTACGCATAAAGGGTTCTCGCATTCAGGAACAGGTCACGCAGCCCTTTTAACTTGTCGTGGGTATAATCATAACCGAAAATCGAAAGACTGTCCTTCTGGAAATCACCACTCCCCACTTCAAAGATTTCCCCGTCCTTCCCCCAGTCCAACAAAAGGGGCATCGTTACGATCCCCCGGTCGGAAAGGGTTGCATTTGCGGATGCTGCCGAAACAAAATTGATATACGCTCCCGGAAGTTCCTTGTTCTGTGTGACAAAAGTTCCGCCACCTAACATATCATCTCACCTTACCTTTCATATAGTTCCCAATCTCTTCCTCGACGGCACTTACCGTATACTCCTTCCCATCTTCTAAAAGGGCATTGATTATGTCCCTCCTACCCATAAAGCGTCTACTTTCCAGGAACTGCCCTTTTGTAAACCGTGCTGTTTCCTCCCCTGCCTTTCCCTGTCCATCTTCCTTCCCCTCCGCTGTGGCACTCCCCCGGATCTTTTTCCTTTCTTCCATTCCATCACCTATCCCTTCACTAAAGTTTCCTGGGAAACCTCCCCCATGGCTGGGATTTCCCCTTCCCTCCTGTCAACAAACATATCATAGTCCACAAAGAAATGAAGGACACCATCCAACACCTCATAATGCATCCGCGTCCCCATCACCGCATCCCCCTCCAGCGCAATGTATTCCAAGCAGGACAAGAGGCGTTCTGCCACGCGGTAACACTCCCGCCGCTTTTCACGGGTTTCCGGGAAATACTGGATGCAGAACTGGCTGACCCGAAAATACCTGCCTTTAAGAAATTGCTGGCTTGCTGGGTTCAGGCATAAAATAAAAAAACAGGGTTCTTTTAAGCCCTGTTCTATTTCCTCCATATGGATATCATACGAATCCCCAAACTCGGCATTCAGTGCCATACTGATTGCGTCAATAATAGAATTTATCATTTCAGACACCCTTCCATAAATTCTTTAATCCTATTTTCTAATACCCTGGGCGCGATCGCTTCAAGTTCCCGCTCCGATATGGTAAGCATAAACCGTCCTGGGATCCACCCCTTATGGTTGGCTGTCCTGTGTCCGAACTCAACATATGACGCATAATACGTATTATTTACAATGTCTACCCTGTAAATCCCCCCTTCCTTCTGGATCTCCCCTATTGTCCATCCCCTTCTAAGCGTCCCCCCCATCTTTCCGTCTGGAAGAATCTTTTTCTTGTATGTTTCCCCCTTTTTGTGTTTCTTGCTATTCCGTTTGGCCACGATGGTGACCTCTTTTGAATAATCCCCCACGGGGGTGCGCTTTACTACCTTGGAAAGCAGCCTTGCCGCCAGTTCTTTTGCGCAGGATTCAAAAAACTCGTTTTGTTTATCCTGCAAGTTTTCCAACTGCTTTTTCAGTTCCTTCAATCCTTTTCCGTTGAATTGCCCCATCTTTCCCAAATCAAGCCCACCTTTCAAATAATTCCAACATAATTTCCTGGTGTGTCGGATACCTTGCCGGGACACCACTGTGCGTATAATTCTCCGTAATGCCATCCTGTGTCACCGTGATCTTCGAACCCGGCTTGATGGAAATATCCGGGGAAACAAACAGCTTTGTAATCTGCGTGACGGTTGCCGCAGTATCGGAAGCTGCGGCAACTTTCACTGTTTCAAAAGACAGTTTGCAAGGCTGATTCTCTAATACAATCACAGATTCTGTTTTCGTCAGTTTCGATTTCTCATCCTTCACCTTTTTTTGCTCCGTGACACTCAAAGAACCAAAATAAGTTGCCTCTATCGCCTTTCTTGCTGCTTTTTGTGCTGCCTGGGTTGCATTTACCATCGGATTTTTCGATAACAAGAGAATTCAGCCCTCCCATATGTCAAAAGATAGTGGATAGAGGAAGTTAGCCTCTGTTCCGGGGTCATGCTTCCTTCCCCGGTTGCAAAGACGGTGTTTGTGTCACCTGTCTGGATCTGCTTTACCGCATATTCCAGATCAAACCCTTCCAAGTCCGCAGGGGCAAAGGTTTTCTTTGCCGTCAAGAACTCACCGATTGCCATGTCAATAGCAATATTCATCAGTCCGTCAGGTATGGACGGTACGTTGCAATCATTTTTTATGGTGTTCTCAACCTTCTGGATGGAGAAGGTCAAAATGACTTCATCCCCATCCTTCAGGACATAACCAAATGATTCAAGCCGTTCTTTCACCCGTTCCAGCATATCATCACCCTTTCTTATCCACGGGAGATAATGCGGGCAATCGGGATCGCCTTGTGGCTGATCGTCTTGTTGTCGCCGTTGCTCACCAAAGCCCAGTTCTTCCCGTTTTTCAGTTCAGCATCCGTGGGGCTGTTCGTTTTCTGGGACGCTTTCAGGTAGGAAATGCCCGCCACGCTCACAGCGTTACGCTTCCGGGAAATAAGGGTATCTTCCCCGCCGTTCGTCTTTGCGTCACGCACCATCTCATAGGGAACTTTCGCCCCAACGGGTTCAAAGCCGATAGCACCTTCACCCAGAACATAGGTAGTGTACTTTGTATAGGAATCTGCGCTGTCAGAACCCGGAACTACTTCAACGGGCATAGAATCATCCACGATAACCAGCCGCCCGTTCCACGTCCCCATTTCAAGGTCACGCTCGATCCCTTCCGCATCCGTATATTTCAGGTATGCCAGAAGTTTCAGGTTTTCAAGGTTCGTGGCAACGGTGGAGTGGCAGATCACAAGGCTGAACTTCTGTTTGTGATCGCCGCAAGCCTTCTGGATCGCCACGTTCAGGGAAGTAGCCCCCATGCGCTGATCTTCTTCCGTTGCAAGGCTGGAAATGTCATAGGTGTGCTTATCGACAAATTCAGCGTTCGCCGTCTTGATCGCCCCCGTCCCGGTTGCAGCCATAGCGAAAATGCCTTCAAGGATCGCCAGCAAAGTCCCCTGATCCACGTCATTCCAGTAGCAGTTGATCTGGTTCCTTACGTTTGCCATGAAGTCAACCCCGCCTGTCACATCATAGGAAAAGTCTGCTTCTGTCCAGCCCATCATGCGCCCATATGTAAAAACCCCCTGCTCGAAGGTATCCGTCCTTTCCGTGGTCAGGTTGGTTTCCCCGTCATAGTTCAGCGCATCCCCGCCGATCAGCCCGAAGAACGGAAGAACTGCGTAAACGGTTCCCGTCTGTGAATTCGTGACGAAGGTTTCCCTCAACCTCTGGTCGGAAACAATCGCTTTGGATTCTTTCAGCTTGTTCAGCTTCACATTTGGGATGGCGGACATATACTTCCCAAATGCTTTTTCATTAAAACTTTTTGCATCAAATTTTGCCATGTTACAATCATCCTTTCTTTTCTAGTATATTATTCTGTATCCGGGTTGCTCTCGATATATGCTGCCAATTCCTCATAGGTCATCTTAGACATATCAACATTTGTCCCCGGCTTGTTGTCACTGGAAGCCCCCGGCTGGAATCCCTTGAAGGTGTTCTTCTGCTGCATGTTGAACAGATAAGCGTCAGACTTCTGGATTGCCTTGATCTGGTCGTCCCATCCGCTCAGCTTCCCATCTTCACCAAGTTTTACCTTTGAAACATCCAAAAGGGCTTTCACTGCCTTGCTGTTCTTTGCCCCGGCAACTGTGAGCGCATTTTCGATGGCATTATCCAGGCGGAGCTGCGCCAGCTCTGCCTTGTGCGCCTTCTCCTGCTCCGCGTTCTGCTGCTTCATGGTTTCGATCTGCTTTTTTAGTTCCTCATTGTCCCCCGCCGAGGCTTTCAGGGTTTCAAGCTGCTTATCACGGTCAGAAACCGACGTTTTCAGGGTCTTGTTTTCCTCGACCACCTCGTCATGTTTTGACTTCTCCACATAGCCCTTTAACTCCTCCAGGGAAGCCTTTTCCGCTTTGGCTGCCAGCTCCTCGGTAATACCGAGGGCGATGAATTCTACTTTCTTCATTTTTCCATCCATTCCTTTCTTGAACTTTTGATTCTGCTGCCGGGGATCAGAGCAGAATCCGGCGGTTTTCAAATTTCTTGTACGCGTCCAGATACAGTTCTGCCTTGTCGCCATTTAATGTCAACTCATAATACATCTCGTCCGGTAATGTGGTACTTACAAGGGCTTTCCAGTTCTGAAGCGCCTTACAATACCATACAACAAACACGTCATCCGCAGTAATCCGCCGCTTGTCGGTTGCATCCTGATGCTCATTGACATAATCACGGACAGTACCCTTTACCAAATCAAAAAATTTCTTCTCTGTCACGCTGCTCACCTCCTTCCTAAAAATTGGTATGAAAAAAGCACCTTCGAACATTTATTTTCAAAAGTGCTTCACTTTCCCTAACCAGTATTTAACACATTTCCAGCAGCTTCTTGATAAAATCGGCAGCCCACTTAATATATCTCGTCTATCGATAGATAACCCAGATCATATACATCTTTTTTTTCAGAAATGCATCTGTTTATAATCTCAATGATTTCATCTTCTGACCGTGATAGTGCCAAAGGTATCGTAGGGAACCCACCTTCAAACATCTCATTATACTGTTTTAATACTTTTGAACATTTTTCGCCGAACATACTCATCTTACCTTTCCAATTATTTTTAATAATGCTGCATAGGTATTCGGGAGATATTTTTTTACAGCTTCTAGCTCTTCCCCTCGGCACGTTTCTGCACTCATAATATTCGCCCATGCTTCTGATGCCGTTTCATAAATCCGGCAAGTATTCTTCCGTTTGGAACTATTACTCGCATCAATGCCTAATTCTTCTAATGCCTCACCAAATTCCTTTTCTTTCCCGAAACTCTTAATGAATTTATTAAATTTTCGGTTATAATAATCATCACCGTGACCCCATTTCAAATTTACATTCTTTTTCCCAAAAAAGCCTTCCAATGCATCCTGTATCCCACTAGTTGCATTTGAGGAAAGAATATCATTTCTTGCACTTTGAAAAGTTTTCCTCAATTCTTCCTTATCTTTCCGCAATGCCTCAAGGAATTCATCACTGGAACTTGGAACACGCTTGAACACCTGAACTGCCCCTGAACCAATTTTAACTTTACCATTCAGGGTGTCAATTTCATTGAAGTGCACTTCGTCAAACTTAACTTTATCATCAAAGAAATGTCCATATTCATGCGCAAGTGTTCCATATTTATTCATATCGTCATACTTTGGATATGTAAAGTTCAAGGTACCCGATGCAGGCTGATATACCCCGCCTTTAGTTGTCAAATTAACTTTCTCAATCTTATCCGCATATTTGCTATACAGTTTGACCACATCTTCATTACTGTGACTGCTGATAATGTTCAAATATTCCTGGTATTCTATTTCAGTCATGCCGGATTGCTTCAGTTTGTTCAATTCTTTAACTTCCGGCTTTTTCTTCATTATATCATCAGAGGTAATTTCCTGCAAGCCTGACTTGTTACCGCCATCAACAAACACTTTCTTCCATTTCTCATATGTCACATCCCCAAGGACATAGTATGTCTTCCCATCCTTACCCCTAGCCGCTCGTTGCCCTATTTTCCTGAAATCCTCTCCATAATATGGCACTGTAGTACTTCGGCAAAATACATGAAAGGGAGGCGCGGTCACTCCCGCCTTGAAGTCTTTTGTCAGGAATACTTTACCATCCATTTCCTGGCAGATTTCAGAAGTACGGGAATCCAGCACTGCCACGATTTCATATTGTTCCACATCCAGGGCATGAAAACAATCCCTCTGTGCCAGGGAACTGAAATAAGCCTCTTCTGTCATAACAAGTCGCCCCGCATTATACTTTGATGTTTTCATCTTTCTTGCGATCGCATCAATGGCTTTCTGTGGGTCACGCCCCAATATGACATTCCGGGTAAGTTCGTTGTGGATTTCGGAAATCAACTTTTGTTTGTTGCTCCAAATCCTTTCGGAAAAATTCTTCCCATCAACCGCCCAGGGCTTCGCTATTACCTTCTCAAGATGCTTCTGGTCAAGCCCTGCAATATCCCAGCCAATCCCGAAACCTTTTTGGAATTCATAGGCGGTGTGATAATATCCGTCCTGATAGATGCGCCGCATCGCGGCATCCACACAGTCCAACTGGTTGCCAAATGTCTGTTCCATGCTTTGCTGTATGTGTAATTTTAATGCCTCCAAGCGTGTGATATGGAAGCGCGCAGAAGCATTTTCCAGCTCCTTCATCCAACCTTGGCTGATTGCATTCTTTTTCCCATACCGGATATAGTCATTTACATCCCACTTAAATTCTTTCAAATCCGCCCCGAAAAGCCTCCTTCGTGCTTCGGTCATCGAGATCCCATTATTTGCTGCAAAGCGATGATACCATGTGTTAATCTTCCCCTCTATTTCCCTTTGTGCCTGCCGATAGATTTTTTCGATTTCCTCATAGGTGTCAGCGCCTTTTTGATTCTGTGCCGCTTCAAGCTGCCCAAACCTATCCTTCCAGTAATCAGCATTATTCACCGGAATCACCACCTTTCAGAAAGCAGGGGACAATCAGCACATCAAACTTTTTCACTCTTGCCATCTGGATCACCTTCTTTTTTCAGCGGGGACTTCCCAGAAACATCATCCTGCTTGCCCTGTTGCCAGAATGGGTTATATCCCTGTTGCCGTTCAAACTCCGCTTGTTCTTCCTCTTTCTGCTTTCTCAGCCGTTCCATTTCCTCTTTTGGATCCTCAATCCAAGGATGCTGCTCAACTATCGTTTCATCCGAAAGAATCCCCACGGACTTTGAACAGTTTTCAATCGCCTCTGCTTCGTTAATCAGGATATCACGGTTAAAAATAATATCCACTTTCTCCCCTTCAAAGTTCCCTCTTCCAGTATTGAAAAGATGGACATTGACAAACCAAAGAATTTCCTCAAAAGCGGCTTGAAGTTCTGTTTCCATATCATTCGCATCTAGGTCGATATCGCTATACATGGATTGAATATTCATCTGGTTCGGATTGCCAGAAAGTCTATCGTCCTTTGCATCATAACCCATAGCATTCTCGATCAGCGCTTTTTTAAATGCTTCCAGAATAATCTTGTAGTTTTCCGCATTCACTGTAATTTCAAGGGTTTCTACCCCGCCTCCAGATTCCCCATTGCTCCTGACCTTGACTGCCCCAAAAGTTGCAAGATTACGCCGAAACTCCCCTAAATTCTCGCCATCATAATTTTTTACAATAAGAATCGTATTGCGAAAATCCTCTTGCATATTGTTTTGGAAATACGAAAGCATTGTGTTTATCCCATCCTGCAAAGATTTGACCTTTTTCAGTAATGGTATTTCACTGTCATTATATTTCAGCGGAATCAGTGGGATCTTTTGCCAGTTTAGCTCAATGATTTCCCCATTCTCTCCCGTAGTCGTGACATAAGAATGTTCAAAATCTTCCTCCATACTTACATCTGGAATTAGCGCTTCACCGTCCAAGATGAACTTGTGAATACCTTGCAAATCATAGACTTCCACTTTCTCAATAATTATTGGTGTGCTTCCTTCATACCCTGTTACCAGATACAACCGGACTGCAAAATCAAGGATTGTGTGTTCGCTATCCTTCCAGAAAGGAAGTATCTCATAGGACGGAAACAAGCGAAAAGCCAGCTTCCCAGCATCTGTGTAGTAGGGATACAGCCAAGCTATGCCACCGTTCAGGGCGGCTTTCCCTCCATTTTTCAAGGTTTTCATAAAATGCTTGCTAAATACTTCATTCAAGACTTCGATATACCCCGTATTTTTCCCCTTCACCACAAAGGGCTTTCCCAACAAATAATTCACTTTCTGGTTCACCATCTTTGCATACTGGTTATCAATGATACGATTATTCGGCAAGTTCTCCACCGTTTGTAGCTTGCCGCCCTCCCCAATCATTGTTCGCTTTTGCTTTAGAATGTCATGTTCATTTTCATAGTACAAACCACTCTTAATCTGCATAATCCGCTGCGGGCTGTTCTTCCAGCGGGCAATCTCTTTTTCCAGAAACTCCTTGTCGCCCATGCAGCTTTTCGCCCCCTGCAAGATTAGGTTCGACACCTTATTTTTGAAGAAATCAATAAAGCTTAGCATTTTATCTTCACCCCCTTTTCTATTGCCTGATAAAAACAAAAGCCCGGAAACATCACTGTTTCAAGGCTGTTTGTTACTAATGTGATATTTATAAGACTACATAAAGCACCAAAGACAAAACAACTACAACAGCTATTGACTTTACCAGTTTGATATCAGTGTCAATAAATGAATCTAATAACCATTCTTCACCATCATGTCTTATTTTGTGATATAGATTACTAACTATTGCAAGCAAAGTAAACATTGGCTTTCTCCATCCTTTATTCAAAACTGAAAGCGTCCCCCATGCTGAAATCTTCCATAGCGTAGCGCATAGCATCCATCAGGTGGTTAAAATCATCAATAGGTTTATTCAGCCGCTTCCCTGTCTTTGTGTCCGTGTCCCATGTGTAATTGCTGATTTCTGTAATAAAATTCACGCAGCGGGGATGGACAATAATATGATAGTCCTGTAAGTAGTCAATCCCATTGTTTATACTGTCTTTTCCCTTTCTTGATTGCTGGATATGATAAAGGCCCAAATCATATAATCGGTCTATACTTTTTGGCTCTGCCGCTTCTGCCCTAATTCGCTCTTTCCGATATCCCATTGCAGTGATTTCCGAAGCAATCCTCTCATTGCTCATCCCTTTTTGGTACATCTCATCAAATACCCATATGGTTTTTGACACCGTATCAACCAGGCTACAGAACAAGGCAGAAGGATCATTGGTATATCCAAAATCAAGACCAAAAGCCGACTTAACTGATTTCAGCCTGCGAATCTCCTCAATGTCAAAAGCCTTTTCTTCCCAGTTCTCGAAGATAAGCCCTTCAACGATACCCCAATCACCCAAACCAGCCACACGGTAACGGCGGGGATTGTTCAGGCGCATGGTTTCAAACACCTTGCGGTCCGCCTCATCCAGCCATTCATTACAAAGGTAATTCGTAGTCATGGCAAGGGTTTCATCATCCGGGTTGTCAAAGAACCGCTTCTTCATCCAGTGGTGTTCATTCCACGGGTTGAAGGTCAAAGTGATCTGTTTGAAAAGCCCCGTTTCAGGGGGGATTGCTCCACGGATGGATTCATCCAGCATATTGAAATCATTCTCGTTGCCGATCTCATATGCCTCCTCGATCCACATAAAACACAGATATCCATGTTCAACGGTGATCGAAGTAACCTTCAAGGGATCATCTAGTCCCCGGAAATATATCTTTTGTCCCGTTAGCTTGTAGGTCATTTCAAGGGGGCTTTCTTTTATTTCCCAGTGGTTTTGAACCCCCAAACGGTTAATCGCCCATTTTAATTCCGTGAAGCATGAATCCTTTAGTGTCCTGAATACCTTCCTGACAACTAACAGATTAGCGTCAGGGTACTTCATCATGTTCACGATATACCATAAAGCGGTTGTCTTTGATTTCTTGCTTGCACGGCTTCCCTTGCAAACCCGGTATCTGCCTTTCCACTTCCAGAAAGAGCCATACCCCTTACCAACGTATTCAGGAAGGGAAATCTTACGCTTACCGGAAGTGACTGCGCACTGCTCAGGCAAATAGATATGTTTCTGATAATCAAAAACGTATTGACTACTAATCTTCAAGATCATCTTCCCCTGAAATAACAACTGGGACATTTAGGTTCACATCCAACTTGTCATTCCACATACCCAAGTGTTTCCCTAAAAGTTCAAGGGCTTTCAATTTGTCGTTCAGCCTGATTTCACGTTCAACCCCTTCACCCTCTTTTGTTGGGATCACCTTTACTTTTACCGATTGAATAGCCGCGGTATCATCAGAGGATGCATCTTCCTTGATTGTGGCATTCTCCGGATCAATCATATCAGCAGCATTGACAAAGGCGATTTTTGCTAATTCAAGAACAATCCGATCCTGGTTCACCCCCGTCCTGCGACTCCGCTCCGCCATCCGTTCCGCAATCGCCTGTGCAATCTTAGGTTTTCTCAAGTTTTCAAACCCAATTGCTTCCGCTGTATTCACAGAATACCCTGCGCGTATGGCTGCTTGTGTTGCGTTCAGGTCAATCAGGTATTCTTCGACAAAGAGCTGCTGCTTCCCTGTCAGTGCCATCCGGCAACACCTTCCTTTCTGGACAGAAAAAAGGATGCCAAATGGCACCCTTCTTTCCGGAGTCTACAAATATGCATTTATCCAGCCATGACATTAGCAGGATATACAAGAGGAACAGTGGTATTCGCGAACACAAACACCTTTGTCATTTTAAATTATATCACAGATTTTTTGGAATTTTTGGAAAGTTGCAAAAAATTATTAACTTTTTTCCCTATACCGCTTAAATCACGATTAACTGCGCTTGCGATCTCCCGTAACTTCCGCCCCTCAATAAACCTCATCTCAAAAATCTGCCGTATCTCCGGATCACTGATCCCGTTGATGAACTCCTCAATTTGAAGCATCTGCTGCCCGATCTTTTCCTGTCGCTCCCTGTAAATCCTAAACATCCGTTTGATCCGGTCTGACTCCACTGGTTCGTCCATCTGCACGCTAATGCGGTGCTCTAGGTACGGGAAATCGCGTGAAGAGACTTTCACCTTCCCCGTGACCACTGGCCCCTCTTTTTTCTGGAGCGCTTCAATACGCTGGAGCAGAAGTTCCTGTTCCCGCTTCAGCTTCTGGTAGCCCATCAGGCTTTGCTTGTCCATCCCTTCACCTCACCCTTCCACCTTGTCTTCCACAACATCAGCCTGCGGCATTTCACAGTATTCTGTGCCAAACAAAGCACAGTCCTTACACCCACTGTAATAATGGCACTCGTCACAGTCCCAAACCACTGGTATACCATATTCTTCGTATTTATCCCGATTAGCAATTGGACAGCTACCATCTACACAGGCTACACCAACATAACCCTTGCATCTCTCCATCTTATATCCCCCCTTATGGCTCTACATCACCAATATCCAGCAAACGGAAAAAATATTCCATCGCATAATCAGCCGTTTCCTCGTAATGTTCCTCCTTCCAGCAAAGATACGCCAGTTTGGCCAAGGTATCATTCCGCCTTTTTGCTCTCTCTTTTGACCACATATCCTTAACCAATTCCATCCCTCCTTCCGATATGGGAATTCCCATCACGGGCTATTCTTCTTCTCTTCTGCCCCGATGCATCCTAGGACTCCCACCATGACCGCCAGCAGCAGCGGGTGCTCCCTTCCCCGTTTCATCAGGTCATGTGCCTGTTCCATAAGGCGCTGCCATCCTTCCTCATCCGTCGGGGGATTTTCCACCCAGTACACCAAGAAATCCCTCGCCCGGTCAAAAATCCACTCCACTTGCCTTACTGTAATCATCCCAACTCCTCAATCCGGATATAGATCCCTGGGTGCTCCGCCCAAAACTTCTACACCAGCTCCGACACCACCAACGCATCGTCCTTCCAGTAATGCAGCTCCGTCATGGTATCCTTTAGCATCTTCTGAAGGTTGTCCGTGTCCGGCCGGCTCGTCTTGTACTCACCATCCCGATGTGTGCCCCGCGGGAATAGCCAGCGCACAATCAATCGCACAGCCCCAACATATTCCTTCTCTGGGATATGCCGCCCCAAATGCGCTTCCAGTTTCTGCTTTGCCACTTTTAACTCTGCTGGCATGTAGAATACTGGTTTGCCTTTTACCACACTGACCTGCTTTTCCTGGTAGGTGCATGATGGTGGAACCATACTCATAAAAAATTCAGTTGTCATCAAAATCAATCCTTTTTCTTTTTTCTGGCAGGTGTCAAACCCTGCTGTCAAATTTCGCTTAGAGGTGTGAGGTCAAAATGGGATGTGTGTCAAATCCCCCCCTTACGGGGGGATTTGACACCCCCTTTTTTGACACCTCACATGCCGCTTGATATCAGGGTATCAAATCTCCTTTTTGACACCTTGACACCTATTTTTGACACCTGCTGTCAACTGTCAAATCTTCTTTTTGACACCTGACACCTGTTTTTGACACCTGCTGTCAAAGTGTCAACATCTCCATTTGGCACCTGACAATTCTTTGCGGTCAAAGCGTCAACATCTCCATTTGACACTTTAACTCCCATTTTTGGCACTTATCTGTAATCAGGTAACCAATTCTCCTATTGGTGCCTTGACTACCATGCCATTCTCCCTGCGAAACTCCCCGGATTTGTCCACATATTTTTTTATCGTGTTGACCGAAATGCCCATATACTCACTGATATCGGATAATTTGACCTTTCCTTCATTTTTCAGGTCATTTGCCTCAAAAGCTTTTCTTAAATCCTCATTTTTCGCATTCTTCTTTTCTTCCGGGGTCTTCTTCTTTGCGATCTTAGTTTTCCCCTCCCCATCCGGGGCAGAATCCATAAGTATCCCACTTTTATCCACACGGTGCACCGGAAAGTCAAACCAAAGGTTCACCGGCTCAAATTTGGGGAATTCGCGAAGTGTCCCCTCCACTCTCCATGCAGTCATGATCTTTGCCCGCTGTTTTGCGGAAAAGACCAGTTTCCCCAGTTCCCCCATCTGCCCTGGGGATAACTTCTTTTTACAGTATTCCTGCATCTGTGATGCACTGTACAACCCATCCTGACCAACCTCTTCCCTCCAGTTTTTTATCTGCACATCCAGATATTTCTGACAGGCTCTACATACTGCTTTATTATCTTCCTGTTTCTGAAGATCCTCGGTTACTTCCAGTTCAATCAAGTCAAGCAGTGCGTCCGGATCGCGTGCAAACACTCCGGAACCAGAAGCTCTATCCATGGATTTCTTTCCACTTTGCCCCCCTTTTGAATGGTGATGGCAATAGATTACCGCACAGCCAAGTTCCGTGCATACTTTGTCAAACTGGTTACAAAACTCTGCCATCTGGTTTGCGCTGTTCTCGTCCCCGGTAATAACCTTATAGATTGGGTCAATGATTACGGCAATATACTCTTTTTTAAGCGCCCTGTGGATCAGTTTCGGTGCCAGTTTGTCCATAGGGACTGATTTCCCGCGCAGGTTCCAGACATCGATATTGGCTAAATTTTTCGGTTTCCACCCCAGCGCACCATACACATCCGCAAACCGGTGCAGGCAGGATGCACGGTCAAGTTCCAAGTTGACATACAATACCTTCCCCTGGTTACACTGCCAGGAAAGCCACCTGCGCCCTTCTGCGATGGCAATGCACATTTCAATTAGTGCAAATGACTTGCCAGCCTTGGATGGTCCTGCAAGTAAGAGCTTATGTCCCTGCCGCAGAACGCCTTCGATCAGTGGCATTGCCAATTCCGGCAGGTTATCCCATTCTGCTGCCAGGTTTTCCGTGTCAGGAAGATCATCATCCATTTCCTCCATCCACGCTTCCCATTCTGCCCACGAACGTTTCCCGATATTGACTGCCACAAGGAACTGCTTGTGCCCATTCCTGAAAACACCTGGCATACGGCTCATCCTGGATGGGTTTTTGTTCTGTGTATCAACCTCCAACCCATTCTTTTTACAGACAGCATAGAGATGTTTTACCCGTCTTTCGTACTCTGCATGATTCCCCGCATCAATATGCACAATGGCATGTAAGCTTTTGTTTCCACTGTGTACCAATGCCGCAATAGGAAGTTCCAGCCGGCGTAAAATAGCATTTTGTTTGTCGATTTCTTCTTTGTCCGACTCAACTAATGCATACCGGTATTCTGTAACATTTTCATTCCTAATCCCTTTTCCATCCAGGGGGTTAAAGCGAATCCATGCACCTGCTTCTTTCCGGTAATCCCCCAGTACCGCCCCAATATCTCCCCCACATTTTTTCAGAGCCTGAATCAATTGTCCCGCTGTCCGGTCATAGCTCCCCTTTGTTGGTCTGTACGTCCCATCCTCCTGCTTCCATGTTTCTGTCACATATCCCACATGATCCGATGGGACAAACAATGTTTCCAGATAGCATATCAGCTCATCCACAGGTTTCCAGTGTGCTTCCCCAGGTTCCACAATCTTCCTACAGGATTTTTTACCGCCATTTTCCTTTAAATCTTTCGGTCCAATCGTTCCCTCCCAGTCAATTTCGCCGCCGAGATCCGATGGTTTCCAACCATTCTGACGCGCTAATTTTACAATTGTCCCCGCTGTAACTGGTGTTGTGGCAGCACCCCGGAACGATGCCCATTTTCGCACACATTCCCCGCTTCGGTACCGTTGATCCGCTTTACTCCAGCGGTCCCAGTCCTCCACAGAATATCCTTCTTCCTTCAGGGCCATCCCAATATTAATCCATTGTTGATAATTCAATCCTGCTGGATTGATATAGGACAGCAATTCCAATATATTATATTTATGTTCTACCATCCATACTCTCCACCTTCACCCGGTGATGGAATATATTCTGCTGGCTGGATGGAGGCAGGAACCTTCCACCCATTCGCTGCTATCCGGTCAATCATATTTTTGGCTGTATCAAACTGCCATGTACCGACATGATTGAACCCCCTGCCTTCCAGGAAACGGATCTGCTTCGGCGTGGTCAATCCTTCCCTCCTGCGTTTATCCAGCCGGTCAAGCAGCTTCGCGGCCTTCCCTGCATTCCCAACCTGGTCAGGGGAAATCCCCAGCCTCTCAAGGCTCGCCAACTGCTTTTCACTTGCCGGTCCCATCTCCCAGCCAAAAGCAGGGACATAGTTCGATAAATCTTCGGCCTGGATGGATAGTTCAAACTGCAAAGGATCAACCAATCTTCCCTTGCGGTTTTTCATCTCCCTCAACTGATTTGCCAGGGATTCCTCCCGCTGTGCAATCACATCCTGCGACGCAGCGCACTCGGCTTCCTCCAGGTCAACCAGCATCCCGGATTCTTCCAGGTTTTTTGTCATCCTTTCTGCCACTTCATCATTCTCGCAGATAAGATGCGCCGGATGACATAGTTCATGCCGCTCAGTATGCCATAAAAAATCCAATAACAACAAATATTCTTTTCCCGGATACAGCCGGGTTCCCCGCCCTACCATCTGCGCATACAGGGCACGCACCTTCGTTGGCCGGAGCACAACCACGCAGTCCACATTTGGGCAATCCCAACCTTCCGTTAACAACATGGAATTGCAAAGTACATCATATGCTCCCTCTTCAAAGCCTTTTAGAATCTCTGCACGATCCTTGCTCTCCCCATTTACCTCTACCGCACGAAACCCTTTTTCCTGCAAAATATCACGGAACTTCTGGCTTGTATTGACAAGTGGCAGGAAAACAACGGTTTTACGCCCGGCACAATATTTCTTCATTTCATCTGCGATCTGATACAGATAAGGGTCAAGTGCACATCCAAGATCCGCCGTTTTAAAGTCGCCTCCCTGGATTCCCACCCTGCTTAAATCTAATCGCAATGGAATAGTCTGCGCCCGGATCGGTGTTAAGTATCCTTCTTTAATCGCCCTCTGCAAAGTATATTCATAGGCAAGGGATTGAAAAACCGAACCTAGATTTTTCATATCCCCGCGATCCGGTGTTGCGGTTACACCCAATACTTTCGCCTTATAAAAATGCTTCAGGATATTCTGGTAACTATCCGTAATACAATGGTGTGCCTCGTCAATAATGATTGTGTTGAAGTAACCAGCATCAAATTGCCGCAGTCTGCTTTCCCTCATCATTGTCTGGACGGAGCCAACCACAACCCGGAACCAACTCCCCAGGCAGGACTGTCCCGCTTTTTCCGTTGCGCAGCCTAGTCCGGTTGTTTTTGCAATCTTATCCGCTGCCTGCTGCAAAAGCTCCCCACGGTGCGCCAGGATAAGAACCCGCTCCCCTTCCCGGACACATTCTTCCGTCACTTTTGCGAAGACAATCGTCTTGCCGCATCCGGTGGGCAACACAAGCAGCGTCCGTGCATTCCCGCTCCCCCACTGTTCGAAGATTGCCGTTTTTGCCTCTTCCTGATATGGCCGAAGTTCCATCAAAAATCCCCCGCCTTCCATTGCGGCGCGGTTTTCTGCCCTTCCTCCGGCTCGTAAAACCGCACAATCTCATTGCTCTGTATCTCGTTTCCGTTGGTACTCTTCCAATTCCGAATCTTGATCTTACAGCGGCCTCTAGAACCTGGAACCGCATTCCAATTCATACTAATTTTTTCCCCATGCTTGCGCTGTCCGATCGCTGTAAAGAATGCACAAAGCAATCCTTCACATTTACTGTGCAAAAACAGGTTATGCTTTATTACCGCTTCCTGTCCATCCTCTGCCATCAGCCGAACCGACAATGTTGCTTTATTGCATGGCGGTAGTCTATCGCTGCCGTTATGCCTTCCACGTTCCATATATTCGACTTCAAAATCATAATCCCCTTCCGGAAGGATCACAAAATCCGCACTGTCTTTCTCTATCTGGTCATCCCAGCCCAACTCTTTTTCCATCATATCCACTCCATTTCTGTTGCACACACAGTTATAATTTAGTTAAATGGCAGCTCGTCTGCCATCCCATCAGGAATGTTAATAAATTCTCCAGCCGCCCGCTTATTCTCTTTGATCATCTCATAAACCTTTGGCCACGCAGCAACCAGCACCCCCTCGATAAATGCAGGTTCGTAATTTGTTATTGGTGTCCCTTTCGGATAATAACCGCGCTTTTCTACTGCCCCAGTCACATCTTCGATCACAACATGATAGGAATTCATCAAATCCAGCAGCTTCTTTGGAATTCTCTGCGCCGCTGCCTCTGAATTCTCTGTCGGAGCCTTCTTTGCATTTGACACAACATCTCTTCCTCTGTCTGCTGTTCCATGGGAGGGATGCATTTCTTCATCCCTGGCATAACAGTTCCCTTCTGGCTGCCTTGGTTTATCCGGAGTTGCCGGCGGGGTAAATGTTCCCTGTCCTTCCCCCCTTATTTCCGGGATGCAGTGCGCAATGGAGGAAAAGGTAAAGGGCAGCTCCTGTAGCAGTCCATGCCGGTTTTTCGCATCCCAGCATGGATGATGCTCCGTATACATCACACGCTTTCCGCCCTGTGCCTTATTCTTTCCTTTCGCTGCACCCTGGTTGTCCACATTTACAACAATGGTTTTGTAGTTTGCAAACAATACCATATCCGCCCATTCTTTTAGTAACGGTGCATCCTTTTTTTGCAGCTTCAGCTCCCAGCGGTCATATGCACCCATTTCATCCGGTTGTTCGAACTTCCTCATCTGTGCATGGGCAGTGATTACAATATGAATCCCGCGCTTCTTTGTTTCCTCTAACAGATTCAACATCTTACCGAAATCCTCTGCCACATAAACATAGCCCTTACCGTACCCGATCTCCTCGATGCCGGAAATCTGTTTTTTTGCACAAAATTCTGCAATGCAAAGTTGCTCCGCCCAGTCCGCCGTGTCAATCACCAGCGTCTTGCAAACTTCTGGGTGTTCCTTAACATATCGGATTTCTTCCATGAGCATGGTAAAGCTGCTTGGCGGATCAAAGCGCATCACATCCATGTGCGCAGTGCTTCCCTCCGTATCAATAAATAACGGCTGCGGGAACTGTGCAGCAAAGGTACTCTTTCCAATCCCCTCCGGTCCATACAGCACGATTTTCTGTGCTTCCTGTCGTTTCCCCCTTGTAATATTCATTAAAATTCACCCTCCTTCCAACTGGCAGCAGCCGGAACAACAGGAACTTCCCTTTCCGTTGCTGGCTGCTCCACGGCATAGCCGTCCTCAATAATAATCGAACACTCCCCGCCCGTGGAAACCCTGGTTGCAATCGCCTGGAGGTTCTCCTGCTCCAGCCAGCGCCCAAATTCCTCCAGGGTATCCATATCCATCTGCTCCAGCTTATCCAAAAGCACAAAGCCGCATTCCGGCTTTAATCTGCGCACAATGGCAGTAGCCACCTTTAACTGCTCGGCTCCGCTCATGCAATCCCAGCGGTTCCCCTGGTAAAGCAACTCCCCATCCTCCACTGAAAGCCCTGGATATGGAAGATCCGCAGAACCAAGCAGCGACTGCTTTTGTTTCCGGATTTCATCAAGCTGTGCGGTAAGGAGATGGTACTGTGCCATATAACCCTTCGCATCTTCCTCTGCCTTTTCCTTATCCAGGTTCGCGCGCACCTTGCGGTTAATCTGGTCTATCTGCTCAATATTGCGCTCCAATTCCTCCGTTGACTGATCCTGTAAATCAAGTGCATCCGTTTCTGCAACCCGGATATCCGCTGTGATCTGTTCCTGCTTTTCCTTCAATTCTTTCAAGCGTTCTTCCTGCTCTTTTACCTGCACCTGTAATAAAGCTGCATTCCTCTTTAATGCGGACAAGTTTTCACGCTTCCTCCGGTTCTCGCCGTTCCTAGCCAGAATCTCCTGCTGCTGCCGGATCAGCTCCGCAGCACTTACCGGCATTTCTGGTACATCCGGATAATACGGCTGTTCTTTGGCATATTTCGTTTTCTGGTCGGCAATCCGCCCGATGGTCGTGCGCTCGCTGTAAATCTCTTTTTCCGTGTGTTCCAGTTCGGCAAGCTGCGATCCAATCCCGATAATCTTTAAAAGTGTATCTGCTTTCTCCTTGGGCGTAGCAGAAAGGAAACGCGGCAAATCCAGTGCCAACTGCTCCACAAAGGTATTTAACAACTGCTGCCCCGCCTTGTTTCCCTGTGGATCGGTTACGGTAAGGCTACTGTTTTTGCCTTTCCGCTCCACCACCAACCCATTGCTCATCACAATATGTAAGTTGGGTGGGATCACCGAATCCTGACGCTGCGCCTTGCTTGGGCGGTATTTCTCCCCGCCCAATGCCCAGGCAATGCTGTCAAGCACGCTAGTTTTCCCCTGCCCGTTGTTTCCTCCGATAATGGTCAGACCAGAGCGCGTTGGCTCCAATTTCACTGCCTTGATTCGCTTGACATTCTCAATCTCAAGCTTATTGATTTTGATGCTCATTTTCTGTCCCTCCATTCAACTGATCTACCAAATCCTGCACTACATCCCGGTCAGTGCTGTATTTCCCTTTGGTTTCCACATTGCCCCCATGCTGCGGCTGTGAAGGATCGAGTATACGCAATGCAATGTACATCTTTTCACCGCCGATGTACTGGCTACTCACTTTCCACTTCGATTTCATTCTTATTTCTCCTTTTGCCCTATGTTAATGTTATTTTGTTTTCCTATTGATTTTTCGAATCGGATACACTATAATAAGAGTGTGTTACTTTGTTAACGGTCGGATTGGATGCCTTTTCCTTTCCGACCATTTTACTTTTGTAAAGTTGGCTGCTTGGTAAGGATGCTCGCTTTCCCTGTTTCGGGAGGCATTCTTGCCAGATCTGCTTCTCTTCCGATTCTCGTGATATGTCCTGCAATAATCTCTGTGATAAAGCCATTGACGATATACAGTTTCTCACAAAATCCAAGAGATAGTTCGTTCATAGATTCTTGTCGAATGAATGTATCCATTTTCTCCATCCCTGAAACCTCCTTCTAAAGTGTTAATAATCGCTGCCTTTCTTCTCCGTCCACCTCGAAATACTCGCACAGTGCCAACACCTGACCGTAACTAAATGGGTCAGGGTTTGTCCTGTCGCCCTTTTGAGGAATTTTCAGCATCTGCGATACACGCCCTGTGGAAACTCCAAGGACTGCTGCCACGTCTGCTTGCCTTTTCCCGTTAAGCTTCATCTGTTTTGTCACCCAGCCCTTGAAATCGCGAACCTTATAGTCCCTTTTCTGCTGGATGGTCAAAGCTATTCTTGGCATTACTGTTACCTCCTTTCTGCCTCTCATCAAAACTTTCCTGATTTTTTGTCCTCCACACAGTAAATGCTTCATCCGTCAATGAATTCAAATGCTCCATGTGTTCATGCGCCATACAAAATACCAAATGGAACGCATAGTCAAATTCCTTATAATCGTTGCATCCGTTATAAATGGCATCATAAACTGCCAGGGCAAGGCTTCTCAATGTTTCTGCTTCATGCGCCATTTCTTCAATTTTCATTGCAAGTACCATTTGCTTTTCCTCCTTAAAGTGTGGTAAAATAAAATGTTAATATTATATTTTTACCTATAAGGAACGAAGTGTTCCTTCTCGCCTTTCATTATATAGGAACATTTAGTTCCTGTCAACACTTTTTTAGGAGGAAATATGGATTTTTCAAAAAAATTAAAACAATTACGTCTTTTACTAGGCTGTACACAAACACAAATGGCTGATTTATTAGGTATTACTGCACGTGGATACAGAAATTATGAACTGGGAGCAAGAGAACCCGAATTATCCGTTCTGATTAAACTTGCTGATCATTTCAATGTGTCACTAGATGAATTAGTCGGAAGACAATTCCCGAAGGATTCTTTGATGGACTCCAAATAAATCCTCCAATGTATCCCACATCTTAAAATTTCCATCACGCGCTCCCGATTCAAGAAAACGGTAGTATCTCTCTTGAATCCCCAACTTCTCTGCTACCTCTCTTTGTGTCATGCCCGCCCTCTGGCGGGCTTCTTTCAGGTTCTTACGCATATCATCTTCCTTCCACATTACCGCACGGCTGCACCCCGTTCTTTAAAACATTGACATACATCTTTCGGCGTTGGTTTCGCTTTCCCCTTACGCTTCCCAACAGGGACACTACAAGTACAGAAACCTGTGTAGACCTTGTAAAATGTGCCGTATTCATCCCTGCAATAGTGCTGCCTGTAATGGCTGCAATGTTCGCAGTCCCTTGGCTTTGGAACGTCCTCGTTGAATTTCTTTAATAGCTCTCTCAACTTCCTGTTTTCTGTTTCCAATTTCAAAACACTTTCTGATAACATTTGCTTTTCCTCCTTTGATAGTGAAAGATTCTTTCACTATTTATATTTTAGATTATAGTGTAAAATTCTTTCACTGTCAATACTTTTTTCAAGGAGGTTTTTTATGTTTGGCAAACGACTAAATGAAACTCGCAAATCGAAAGGTTTTACCGCCCAAAAAATGGCTGATTTACTATCTGTAGGTATTCGAACTTATCGCCATTATGAAAGTGAACATTCCTACCCTTCTTTTGAAACACTTGTTAAAATCGCTGACATATTAGATGTATCTACAGATTATCTTCTTTGTCGGGATGATTTTCTCGCAAAACGCGCTGATGTGTCTTAAACAAATCTTCCATTTTGTCCCACAATTCTACATTTCCGGTTGTATGACCAGATTCTATAAATTTATAATGTCTTTCCGAAATATGTAGATGCTTTGCCAATTCTCTCTGTGTCATGCCCGCCCTCTGGCGGGCTTCTTTCAGGTTCTTACGCATATCATC